CCTCTGATTCGTTTTGCATAATCTTTATTACGTGCGGGTAACTGTTGAAGATTAGGATTAGCCATAGACAAACGGCCAGAGACGGTCCCACCACTATCGCTACGTAATTGATTAATTTCTGCATGAATACGTCCCTTATACTCATATTTAAGTATCCCATGCAAGAAGGTATTGTGAAATTTATTAACTTCTCTAGCTTGTACAATTAATTTACAGATCTTGTGTTTTGAGTTTGACAACCAGTTAGCCGTGAAGCTTGGTTCGCCAGTCTCAGTTCTAGGAAAATCTATTTTTAATCGCTCAAATATATGGCCTATACCTCGAGCTTTCCATACATCTACATCTTCCCCTGCAATATCTTTAATGTCCTTTAAAATACCCTTTTCCTCGGCCATAAACGCCTTTTTAAGGCCATTCGCCTTCTCAACGTCCACTCGTATACCCTTTTCTCTCATTTCGATTAAAACAGGCAATAATCGTGATTCCATATCCCAGACAGTCTCCAGGCTTTGTTGCTGTATTTCTACCTTAAATCGTTGCCATAATAGGTACGTGAGCCGTGCATCTTGTTCCGCGTAAAAACCAACATGCTCAGCAGGTAACTTCCACATCTCAGCTTTAGGATCTATACCATGATCTTTAGCTGCTTCATTTAAATCTTGTTCACTTTTTAACTCCCCTAGGTAATCTTTTGACAGGTTGTTTAGACTATATGACCACCTGTTTTCATCTATAATACCCGCAGCAATCATCGTATCAACGATTTGACCATTAATTTTTATACCCATTCTTCTTAACCAACCTACGTCATATTGGGCATTGTGAAATATTTTAGTTGCAGGTAATGCACATACGTCTCTCATGTATTTAATTACCTGTTTTTCAATCATGTTACCTCCACCAAAATGTTTAAAAGGAAAGTAACCTTGCCAACCTTCTACCGCTACAGCAAATCCAATGACATATCCATTACCTGTTGCCCAACCTGCACCAAGCTTTTCATTAATTCCTTCATCACGTGTTTCTAAGTCAATGGCTATTTCTTTATAACCAGATAAGTCTTTGTATTCTGATGGACATGCCCAAATATGTTTTTTAAAATTAAATGTAAACTGTAAAGACATTATGCTTGTTTCCTATTGTAATAATCAACCATTGCACGTGACCCCTCATACTTTGTTAATCTTCTTTTCATCATTTGATTCTGTAAATAAAGTTTTTCATTTTTCTTTTTTAATTTATCTATGATTGTTCGAAATCTTAAATGCCAATTTTTTGCAAGATCTCTGTCACCAATCATTTCTTTTTCATGTCTTTAAGTTTTTTAATTTCTAATTCACAATAATGTTTAATTTTCTCAAGATCTTCGATACCGTTTTTATTTAAATATCTGCAAACGTACTTAACTACATTGCCTTGAAAAAATGATAGATTGTTTTTTGATATAAATTCATAGGGTTGTATGGTAAACGATTTATAGTGAGATCCTCCAATTTGTTTATCTTGTGGAAATGCATCTTCAAATATTCCTTTATTCGTCATTTGTTCCTCTCATAAATTTTAAATAATCTTCGCCAATAGGGTAATGATACTTATAGTCAGTTGAAAGCACATGTAAAGTATCTTTTGCACGTGTTCCACCTGTATACCAAACCTTTTTTTCATTAGATTTTTCTTGTTTGTTTTTATGTCTAAAACTAGATGGCCAGTTAGCTTTCGAATACAATACAACATGATTTGCTTCATCACCTTTAACTGAATGTATAGTATCTATAATAACTCTTGGTGCTTCATCTAATGCTTTAGTTCCATATCTTTTTAATAACCTTAAAAAATAGATAACTTGTCTTGGTGCGAAGTTTCTTTTTAATATCCACCACCATTGTTTATGCTGCATCTCATCAGCCATATCAAGTCCACACCATTCTCTTAAATCATTAAAGTTATATTCTTGATAGTCAGGTACACCTTTCCAAAACTTTGGTGTTCTAAAATCAGAATCTTTAAGTTCTCGAATAAACCTAAACATAACTTCAGCATCTTTTTTATTAATCTTTTTACCATTACTAATAGCTGTCCAGGACTTGATCGCTTGCCATTGTTTAGTATCAAATGATTTATTACCTTCATTATCTGAGAAATAAATACCTGCATCTTTAGCTAATAGTTTCAATTCATTTACAGTTCTATGAACCCGACCTAGTAAAAACCAAGTGCCCTCTAAATTAAATGGAATCTCTTTAAAATTTAAATATCTTTTAACAGCACTCTTTTTATCTGCAGGATTAAACATCTTATCAATACTATCTAATATTCCTTGACGCATGATCTGTGTAAAATCATGTATTGCTTTACCGTATCGTCTTGTTTTCTTTAATACAACTTTGCGACCTGGAAAGTAATGCGTAAAGTATTTTGAATCTGCACCATTCCACTGATAGATAGCCTGGTCATCATCACCTGCTAAATAAACTCTTTTAACATTATCAACCATTTTATAAATGACAGACCATTGTAATGGAGTAAAATCTTGAGCTTCATCTAATATTAATACTTCTAATTCTGGAAACTCTACTGTATCAATTGCTTTCTCAATCATATCGGTAAAGTCTATAAATGAAACTTCACCACCAGCTTTTTTATAATGTTCGTATGTATCAATCTTTCTTAAAAATACATCTAAGGAATCTAATCTGTGACTTTCTTGTTTATAAACGAGTGTTGGGTCGAGCATCATGTTTCGTGCTTTATCATAAATACCTAATGACCAATCTTTATATGTAAAGTTATCTTCAGATAATCTTGAGTCAGATCTTTTTACAAATTTATTTTGTAATGCATAATCAATCATACAATGTTTAGTATCAAAAATTTCTTCTTCAAAATATCTTCTGCAATATGAATGCAAAGTTCTGAAACGACTAAACTGTTTATCACTAATATGTGGAAACGCTTCTAGAGCTCTTTTGACTGCAGTATTTACTGCTTTGTTTGTAAAAGATATAAATGCAATCTTCTCTGGATCTACACCTTTTCGAATATATTTTTTAACTACCTTTTCTATGAGTGTCCAAGTTTTACCTGTGCCTGGAGGACCAAATATTTTAATAGTCTTATTGTAAAGACTCTTATGCTTTTGGAGTTCTGAATTTTGTATGGTATTCGTCATCCATTTCACTCACTACTTTTGATGTATTTGTTGTTTGCTTAATTGCTTGGTGACTTACAAACTCTGGCATAGCTACATACCAAACATTTTTTTCACCTTCATGGTAATCATGTTTATCACATCTTAATAATCGTAAAGCTTCTGCTACAGATGAGAAAGCTTTATGTGACGAACGCTTTAAATAACGATCTAATGTAGATCTTTTAAAGTAAATCATATTTGTTTTACTGTCTAATACTGTATATCCATCTTTAAGTTTATCAAAATCATCTTGTTCAATTGTAGATTCAAAGAAATCTTTTAACGTCTGATACTGCTCCTCTTCTAATGTATCTTCATATTTTAATTGTGTATTCTCTGTTGCAGTCTCTACGATATACTTCATTAGTAATTCAAATGGATCTGGTCCCTTTTTAGGTCTTGGTAAGGTTAACCAAAATATTCTATGCTTAGCTAAACAAGTTCTCCATGACTTTTGGTCTTTAAAATCTTCTGGTCTAAATGCAATGTGTGCACCCCTAAAATCGCATTCCCAAACTATGCCTTTTGTATCTTGAGTATAAATAATATTTTCAAATTCATTTTTAATATCAGGCGCCTGGACACCGATACCTAACTTTCTTAACTTACAAGTTTCTTTATCACAAATAGATGCAACAAAACCATGTTTAGGTGGACAGAAGTATTCGTAACCTTTTGTATGTACCGATTGAGCAACCATATCACTTTCAGATCTTTTTAAAGGTCCTTTAGGATGGTTTGCATAAATAGATTTTTGTCTTTCCCAAGCAATATCTTTTAATTGTTTTACACTTAAACTGCCTTCTGCTTTTTTCATTTCAGTTACACAAATGTTAAATAACATATTATTTCTTTCACCTGTCCAACCTTCTTGTATTACTTTTTGAACACACGGAGGATATTCCCTCCAATCAGTTTCAGCATTGTATTCAGTAACTTTAGATTTTAAAAATTCTTTCGGATCTATTGTTTTCTTTTTTGCTAATTCTATAAAACCACCTAACATTAAAGGTGTATTATTATCATCAAATGC